TGCTTGATACACATATTTTATATTTTCTTTACCAAACTTTTCTTTGAATGCTGTACCACAACCATAAGGTGATAACCTTTCGTTTTTTACAGTACCTTTAAAATCTGTTCTTCGTCCTAGCATACAATTTCTAGTAGTAGCTCTACTCTCACCAATATAAATTACTTCTGACTGTAAAATGTTTACTGTGTTTGGAGAAGTATTTTTAAAAATTCCATACATATAACACCCTGCGTCTTTCTTATCAAAACCCCAGTCTAAATTATATTTTTCATCAACATGATGCCATCTAGTAAAATTATTAAATGGCGGAATGTCATATTCAAAACTTTGTGTAGTTAAATAATCTTTGCCACCATGTTCTAATACTTTTTTCATAGTGTATGCAAAGTCTTCTAAGTTATCTATACTAGTAAAAATTTTTACTAGCTGATCTTTTTTTAATCCGTGTCCGCCCGAACCCTTAACTATATTTTCTGCAAGTATTTCAGCTTTCATGATTTGCCTTCATTTTATCTATAATTTCAGTTGTGCTATGTCCTTTAATAGTTGGAAAAATTACAACATTCGATATCTCATGTCCTACTACTGTTTCAACAGTATAATCTCCACCTTTTACAATTATATTAGGCTGTAAAGTTTCAATAATTTTTAAAGGAGTGTCATCGTCAAACACTATTACTTCATCAACCCACGGTAATGTTTCTAAGTTCTTCTTACGAACTTCTGCACTATTAATTGGTCTGCTATTGCCTTTTAATCTCTTAACACTAGGATCGCTATTAATTCCTACTATAAGTTTTTTTCCTAATGTATTAGCATATCTTAATAATTCTAAATGCCCTGTGTGTAGTATATCAAATACTCCGTTAGTCCAAACTATACCTTGATTTAAATCTTCTTGCTTAAGAATGTATGTACCAGAACGACTTACGCTTTTAGTTGAACCTTTTATAGCAATCTGTAAACATTTTTTATAACTATATTCTTTTGTAAGTCCATAAACAAATCCTGCTAAAAAACAATCTCCAGCACCAGTAACATCTGAGACTTCAACTTTTTCTACAGGTACATTATACTTAATATTATCTATTGTAGCAACTACATTTCTGTCAGCATCTGTAGTAATGATATTGCCTTTCCATCCTTTAAAATCAAAATCAATTAATTCTTTTGCATTAGGCTTTACTAACCATGCATCTTGATAAAATTGTGCATTACGTTTAGGATCTACAATAACTTTACAACCTTGGCTATTAATATGTTCAATAATTTGCTTTGCATTATCTAACACACCTTTGTTGTAATCACTTAATATAACATATTCATATTGAGAAAAGTCTGTATCGATAACTTGTTTAAGTACAACTTCACCATCTGCTTGCTCATCTTCGTCTAGTCTAGTTATATAATGCCCGTCAGATATAATTCTAGTTTTTGTACTGCGAGGTTGCATTGTATCAAACAATGTAACATCTACACCTAAACTTTTTAAATTTTCAAAAACAAGCCCTGCTCCTCCAAGCGAAGTTGCAGAATTTGTAATATTAACCACTGGCACAGGAGCCTCAGGACTAATTCTTGAACTAGTGCCGTAGATATATTTGTCAGTTATTATATCACCAAATACTAAAACCTTCATACACTCATTTTACTTTCTATTAATTTAATTGTCAAGTAAATTAATTGTTTCGAACACAGTTTCTAATTTAGTTAAGTTAGCTTTGCTTTGTAACGTATTACGCAACCCTAAATGTAAAGGTTTAGGCCAGTTACGGAAACTACACCATGCATAACCGCTGTGTTCATTATTTAATTTAGGAATAAATTCACTTTTTATTACACACAAGTAAGTATGAAAGTGAAAGTGTGCATCATTAGATACAAAGGATTCTAGTGGTAGCACCTTTTTAATTTCAGGCACACTACCAATTTCTTCTTTAATTTCTCTTTGTAGTCCTTCAAAAGGAGTTTCTACGCCTTCATTTGTACCTCCTACTAATCCCCATAATCCGGCTTTTTTACCGTTAGATCTAAATAGAAATAAAAATCTATGAGTATCAAGAGTGTAGAAGAGGGCACCGCTACATACAATGTTATTCATATAAGTAATTATCTTAAAATACTATACGCCAGGTGCCGTCTGGATATTCACCTTCGAACGATAATACCCATTCAAAAGTGTCCCATTTATATTGAATGCCTGTATTTAGGTTGGTAACATATGTTACATCAGTAAGTTGGTCTGTTTTAGTAGAAGCATCAAATACAATTACCCATTTAGTACCATCCCATTCACATATATCGTTTTCATTAGCAATGAAGTCAGTACCATCGGCATTTTTCCATGCATCTGGTCCATCTACGTTTATAGTAGAACCTATTGCTCCTAAAAGTAGAATCCTATTTCCTGCTGTCTTTAAAGTAGTTGGATTTGTTTTTGTAGGATCTAGTATGTAATCAATTTTTGCTTTTTCTTGTAATGTACTAGTAATAATAGTATCACTTGGTAAAGTATCGGTATCCCAATTTACTACTGCTTTAGTATCGTCTGTAGGATCAATAGCAAACGTACCTACAATATCATTTGAAAGATCCTTTCTAGATAATCTAATTTGTGATAAACCTGTCCTAAAGTTTCCAGGAACTGCATCTAAGTAAGTTGTCCATAGTGTATTTCCAACTATGCCTTTATTAATTAGTTGTAACGTATTATTTAAAACAAGTAGATCATGTCCTTTATGGGATATGCCATAAACTGCATCAGCAGTTCCTCTTTTTACTTTACCAGTCTGTGTAATGTGTTCTATTTCTCCTGTAGGTAAAACTCCGACCCTGCCATGTACTTCTGTATGGTCTGTGTTAAGTTCTGGCATAACAGTATCTTGACTATCAAAGTCTGAAGATAGTTCGCTTTCTATTTGATTACCAAAGCTATCAAAAATCTTGTCTGGATTAATATTATTAATGTTTCCTGTTTCATCAAATATGCTTGTAATAATATTTGTAATGACGCCGAGTCTTTTTACTTTAGTAGGAGGTGAAATATAAATTGGAGCTGTAAACCCTAATGTGGCAACATCAATTTCTGATTCAGTACCAGTTGGTATAGATCTGCTGCTAAAACTTATTTGATCTAAATTTACTACACTTAAACTAGTCCAGTCGATATAATTGTCTGTAGTCTGTATTTCTAAACTAGGATTAAACAACATTAAAATTTGTTCTAATATTTGTAACTTTTGATCTGTATTTGTACTCCATATATCACAGTTTACTGATAATGTGTAAGGTGTAGGCATTAATCTTTCTACTGTATAATTTTTTCCTGATTCATTTAAGTATTCTTTACCTTGTGCATCGTAGGCTCTTTCTCGTACATTAACTTTACTAATAAAACTTGCATCAGCTAATAGAGCAGTATTCATTTCAATACCTGTAACGTATACTCCCATTCTTGGCGCACTAGGAATCTTATTTTCAGAATTTTCTCTAATTATGCTTCCGACTTGTCTTGTAATGTCACCATACATAACAGGAATTTGTGTAAGTTTTTTGTCGCCGTCTTCATAAGAAAAATTACTCATAAGTCTAATCATTTGAGTTAGGTATCTTCTTATTTGGCCATCGTAAAAATGTTGCATTTATATTACACCTTAATTATCTGGTTTAGCTTTAAGTGCTTTTGACAAGCTCTGTCGTTCTTTAACTGTTTCGCCGCCAATTGTATCTGCGTTAGTATTGTTTACAAAGCCGCCTTTTAGTGTAGATCTATCATCTGTCTGTGATAATGTCATACGCACACCATCTTCTAATTTAACCCAACGATTCCCGTCATATTTAAATAATCTGTTTGGCAAAAAATCTGTCCTTAAAAAGTAATCATGTGTTGATGGTTCAACAGGAAAACTAATTCCATGACCAAATGTCTCTCCATTTGGCGGTAGCCCATCACCTAGTAAATAACCTTGATACCCGTTCTTTTCTGGTGGCACCATGATTTTATCAACGCTAATGCCATCTGATGCGTCAAGGTCAGCAGAGTCAACAGTTACTAATTCTGTTTCACCGTTAGCATCTGTCTGTAATGTAAACAAATGACTAGTGTCATATCCGCTTTTAGCAGCATCTGCTTCGGCTTGTTTTACAACTGCATTATTAATCTGCATTTCTTTTTCATATGTAGACAATAAATTACGTAGTGTGTTGCCACCGGGTGCATCTTCTTCTGCTGGTAAATCAAGTATATCTTTATATTCTTGACTATCAAGTATTTGTTTAAGTTTTAATCTGTATAAATGCGGATACCAAGTTTGTGTGAATCCTTCAGATGCTCTGTTCACATCTTCAACAACATAGAATCGTTTGAGTGCTACAGTATAATCATTGAGTGCATTTTCGTCTTTTAAATGAGGTAATTCAATTACATCACCGGACATAATTTTACGTCCTAAAGTTTTTACACTATAATTAATAGGTATAGTCATAAAAATGATATCATTTTGTAAAAATAAACCAAATTGACTCATGTCAAAATCTACATCAGAAACACTATAAATGCCACGCATTGTATAAATGTCTGGATCGTATTTTCTATCCCTATT